AACTATGGGGTGGGGCATTCGTGCTCCATCCCTCATTGCTGGAGAGTTACTATGGAATTATTTATACACTCAACAAAGAACGGTGAATTTAAAAGAAGGCTAAGAAGAAGTGTATTAAATTATTTGTTTTATTCTATGATCGCATCATGCATTATTGGAATAATTGTGGTTATTATTTTCACGCTTAATGATTTAACATGGTAAAGGAAAAGTAAAATGAGTCACGAATTAAACGATCAAGCCAAAGAGAACTGGTATCAAGAGGCTTTGAATGCAAAGTTATCTGATGATGATGCATCAAAGTATGTTGACTGGCAGATGGAAAACGAAGGTAAGGGAAACGTATATTCTTATCTAAAAGTAGGAAGAAAGAATATGGATATCAGAGAACATACAGAGAGTGTTCTCAAAGAGATAGAGAGAGAAGTCTGTCCCTTTACTAGTGATGAGAGAGCAACTGTATTTAATATTCTATCTGATCTGATCTATGAAGTAGATTGTACTGCATGGCAAGAGGGTTATGATGAGGCATTTAAGGGGTATTTCAAATGAAAACTAAGATTCACATTAACCAGCATGTCATTCGAAAGAATGGCAAGACTGGAGAACGTAATCCTGTGATCACCTGTAAGACGTACAAGGAAAACAGATACGGTCATGAAGTTGAGATAAAGGGAAACTGTAAGATTATATACAGCCCTGACAAGCCTCTGTCCTGTGGGGCAAAAGTTTGGATAGAGACTGATGGAGAAGTGATCGTTTCATGATATAATGCTCTTTATTTGAAAGGAATAGAACAATGATTAAGAGATGTTTGATATCTTTGTGTTTAGTTTTGTTGACCGCCTCTTGTGTGTCAACTGATGAAGAACTTTCTGTTGAAAAGAAAGAGCCTGAGATGGTCACCAAGAACGGTTACCAGATGAGAGAACTAAAGTCTTTGGAAGATGCAAAGCCTCCAGAGTTTGTTTGTTTTAATACTGAGGCTCTTCTCTCTAGCATCATGGAAGACGGAATGAATCATGTGATTGTCAAGGGTGTAGATGTTAACGGAAACCTAGTCAGAATTTTTAGATCAGTTGACAGTAGATGGATTCTTACCTTCACTATGCCAGCCGTTGAAATGACCTGTCCTGTAGGGTCCGGTCCCTATATAGAAACAATTCATGACGTTAAAGGAAAAGGAACTTAATCAGATATGAAAGAACTATCTTTTTTGCTTCTTCTTATGGGACTAAATCCCTCTACTGAAGAGACTAAACAGTTATCTTGTTTGACTGAAGCAATCTATTTTGAGGCACGATCAGAGTCTAAAGTAGGACAGTTGGCAGTGGGTAATATCATTTTTAACAGGGTGGATCACAATGAATATCCTGACACGATATGTGACGTTGTACGACAAGGACCGATACATTTATCAGGCCACCCTGTTAAAAATAGATGCCAGTTCTCGTACTATTGTGATGGACTTCCCGAAAGATACACCGACACGAGGGCGTTTGTCGATGCTGTAGATACTGCAGTGTTACTTCATAAAGGTGTTAGAGTTGAAAGTTTACAAGATGGTTTATTCTATCATGCTGATTATGTTTCTCCAGACTGGACAAGAATTAAAATAAGAATAAGAAAGATAGGAAGTCATATCTTTTATAAAGATTAGCTCTCTTCTTTACTCTCTTTAAACTCTACTCCAGTTTGTTCCAGTTCCTTTAACAATCTGCTGTAATCCATTAGCATGTTCATACAATCCTTTCTATTTATTTGTATAGTTTTACTACGTCCTGTATGAACAGTCTCCCATAGTTTCTCATAGACATTCTGATAAGTATAAAGATTAAATACTTTCATATTGTATCCATTCTTTTTCGAAACAGTTTCGATATAGATGAAATAAATATAATAACAATAACCGACACGAACAGGATCAGTTTAAGCGACTCGCTGCGCTCGATTATACAGGTGCGATTTTTCGTGTCAAGAATTTTTTTTCGCCGTGTTCAAAAAATTTTTCTTGACACCGACGAGCGGCTGCTTTACTGTCGTTCGCGGTCGAATATTATAAGGAGTATATAAATGAGTTATTCATCTTCAGAAGACAACGCTACAGTTATATCGCGTGGCGAGTGTCCTGAATGCGGATCATCAAAAGCAAATGTTCATTATGAAGACGGTCATTCACATTGTTTTAAATGTGGATATCATCTTAACGCTACTAAAAACCAAAAGGAGTTTGTAAACGTGGCACAACAGTCAACCAATGTAACACCTTTGAGAGCACTACCCTCTGGTGAGTATCTTCCACTAACCGATAGAAATATTTCTTTAGACACTGCAAAGAAATATGGTATCGAAACTGTTAAATCTTCTGACGGTCAAGCAGATAAACATCTATATAGATACTCAGATAAAAAGGGTAATATTATAGGAGTCAAGGTACGAGACATCGGAACAAAAGAGTTTAACTGGAAAGGTGATGCTGGTAAAGCTGCATTATTTGGACAGAATCTTTTTAACGGAGGCGGTAAGTTTATCACTCTATGTGAAGGTGAGATAGATGCTGCTTCTGTATTTCAAATGAACAACGGGTATCCTGCTGTGTCAATACAGAATGGTGCTCAGTCTGCTCTATCCTCTTGTAAGAAAAGCTTTGAATTTCTAGACAGCTTTGAACATATCGTCATTTGTTTTGATAATGATGAGCCGGGACAGAATGCATCTAATCAAGTTGCTGAACTCTTCTCTCCCGGCAAGTGCTCAATACTGACAACACAACTCAAAGACCCGAATGAATATTTGAAGCAGGGTCGCAGTAAAGATTTTATGAATGAGTTCTGGAATAACAAACGTGTATATACTCCAGATGGCATTGTCTGTTTGAGCGACATGTGGGATAGTCTTTCCACTAAAGAAGAGATTGTATCTGTTCCATATCCTTTTGATGGTCTTCAAGATTTAAGTTATGGTATGCGTCTTGGAGAGCTTTGCACTTATGCAGCAGGTACTGGTCAAGGTAAGAGCACAACAATACGAGAGATTGCTCATCACATTATCACGTCTACCAACTACAACGTAGGTATGATGTTTCTTGAAGAGAGCATTAAGCGTACTGGATTAGCTTTGCTAGGTATTCATGCAAACAAACCTTTTCACTTACCCACTTGTGAGTACAGTGATCAGGAATTTAAAGATGCATTTGATGCAGTGTCTTTAAATAGAAGAGTATTTCTGTTTGACCACTTTGGTTCTTGGGATATCGATAAGCTGGTATCTCGTGTTCGATATATGGCAAAAGGACTTGAGTGTAAGTTCATCTTTCTTGATCACGTTAGTATCGTTGTGAGTGCAGGAGATCAGGGAGATGAGAGACGTGCCTTAGATGAAGTCATGACTAAGCTTCGAATGCTTGTTCAAGAATTAGATATTCACTTAGGAGTTGTTACACATCTAAAGCGTGTTCAGAATAATGGACATGAAGAAGGAGGCGTTGTTTCTCTTTCTCATCTTCGAGGCAGTGCTGGAATAGCACAGCTAAGTGATATGGTCATCTCATTAGAACGAGATAGTCAGAATGAAAATGCTGATATACGAAACACTACTCTTGTTCGCGTTCTTAAAAATAGATTCAGTGGTGATACTGGACCTGCCTCTTATCTTCAGTATGACAGGACTACTGGAAGACAGTTTGAAGTAGATGGTCTTCCTCAACCTGAAGATGATTCAGATGATCAAAAAACAGCAACTAGCTTTCAACCAGTAGCAGACATAGATAATCTCTAAGAATGAAAATTCTACTCGACATAGAAACAGATAGTTTATATCCATCTGTTATTCATTTAGCTGTTGCGAAACAACTAAATACGAATACTTATGTCTCGTTTGGTGGGCCGAATGGAAGACCAATGAGTGAGCTTCCTGCTTATCTAAATCAAGCAGAAAAGATCATCATGCATAACGGTCTTTCATTCGATCTACCGTCTATAAATAGATTGCTAAACTGCAACATATCCTATTCAAAAGTTATAGATACTCTTCTTCTTTCTCAACTACATAATCCAATCATTGATCGAGGTCATTCTCTTGGAGAATGGGGTGAGAGATTTGGATTGATGAAGATGGACTTTAATGATTGGTCTAACTACTCTCCAATGATGGAAGAGTACTGCAAGCGTGATGTAGACATAACTGAAAAGCTTTACAATCATTTTGTTAAACATGCTTCTGACTTCTCAAAACGAAGCGTTGATCTAGAACATGCTGTTCGAAGAGCCATAAACATTCAAGAGGATACTGGATTTTATCTTGATATACAGGCCGCAACTCTTCTTCTTTGTGATCTAAGTGACGAATCATTTCTCATTGAGAAGAAAATGCAGGAGACATTTGAGCCTACAATACTGCCTCGAAAAAGAATACCAGATAAGGTAGTTCCCTTTAATCCACAAAGCAGACAACAGATAGCTGATCGCCTTGTGAAGAGAGGATGGAAGCCTACTGAGTTTACCGAGAAGACAGGCAATCCCATTGTAAATGAAAAGACATTGAGTCAGTGTCCTCTTCCAGAAGCAAAACAGTTAGTTAGATACATGCTTCTGAAGAAAAGAGAATCACAAATTAAATCTTGGATGAAGGTAGTTAATCCAGATACAAACCGTGTTCACGGAAAAGTAATTACCATTGGTGCTGTGACAAATCGAATGACACACAACAGCCCTAACATGGCTCAAATTCCTGCAGTCTATTCTCCTTATGGAAAGGAATGTCGTAGCTGTTGGACTGTAGAGGATTCAGAGAACTACAGACTAGTAGGTGCAGATAGCTCTGGTCTGGAGCTTAGATGCCTTGCTCACTACATTCAAGACGATGACTATACTCGTGAGATATTAGAAGGTGATGTTCATACTGCAAATCAAAAGGCTGCAGGTTTAGACAACAGAGATCAGGCAAAGACATTTATCTATGCGTTTCTCTATGGAGCAGGTGCGGCAAAGATCGGTCAAGTAGTAGGAGGTTCTTCATCAGAGGGGCAGGTTTTAATTAATCGTTTTCTTGATAGAATGCCCAAGCTTTCTAGATGGAGAAATCAAATCATCGAAGAGGCTACATCTTCAGAAAAAGTAAAAGCAATTGATGGACGCTATCTTCACGTAAGAAGTTCTCACTCTTCAGTTAATACTTTACTTCAAGGAATGGGTGCAATTGTCTGTAAAGATTGGCTAACTCAGATAATGTCCCTAGTAAAAACAAAAGGTTTAGATGCAAAGCCTGTCGCAAATGTACACGATGAGGTACAATTTGAAGTACATAAAGAGGATGCGAAAGAGTTTTCTTCTTTGACTCGACAGGCAACTAAACAGACAGAAGAAAATTTATCAGTTAAGTGTCCTCTAGACAGCGAATCAAAGATAGGATTAAACTGGTCGGAGACTCACTAAGATGTACGAAATGATAATTACTCATGAGATGAGAAAGTCTGCTGAAGATTCAGCAAAGAAACTAGGTCGTCTCAAAAACTCTATATCAAAAGGTAAAGGAAATCATGTTGGTTTTCTAGGAGAGTTAATGGTTGCTGCTTATCTCAACGGTAACTGTAAGATTGCAAACACCTATGATTACGATCTTGTTTTACCAGACGGCACTAAGATAGACGTAAAGAGTAAAACTGCAAAAGTAAAACCTCTAGCCTATTACGAGTGTAGCATAGCCGCTTATAATACTAGGCAAGACTGTGACTACTATGTGTTCTGTCGTGTTCTTTCTGATAAATCTAAAGGCTGGATTCTTGGATTTGACTCGAAGAAAAACTTTATGAATACCGCTAAATTTTTAAAGAAAGGAGATATAGATGGGGACAATGATTATATTGTTCCAGCCGATTGTTATAACAAACCGATAAAAGATTTGATGCCGCCAAAAAAACTTCTTGACATGGCCGATGCGGCTGAGTATGTTGGCTCTGGCTCCTCATATCGGAGCATCTCGTAACTACTGAAACCAAACTGAAACTGATCGAAACAAAGGAACTTTAAGAAAATGGCAGTGATATCTGGAAAAGCATACTGGGCTAAAGTCTATCAACCACAGGCTTCCAAGTTCTCTCCTGATGACTTTCGCTACTCAATTGACGTAGGTAATCTTAATAAGAAAAATATTGGGATTGCGGAAGAGCTAGGATTAGAAGTTAAAACTGATCAAGCTGAAGAAGGAAAGCCTTACTCAGGACAACGAGGTCAGTATGTCACTCTTCGTAACTATGCAAAGAGTCGTGACGGTTCTGATAATCCTCGGCCTCGTGTGGTAGATGCTCAGACTAATCCCATGACCAAGCTTATTGGTAATGGTTCTAATGTAAATGTTCTTTTTGATGTGTCGCCTTATAAGGGTGGACCTCGTAAAGGACAGAATGGCTTCTATCTGAAAGGAGTTCAGGTAGTAGACCTAGTAGAGTATGAAGGTGCAGGAGACAGTGGTGGAGGTTTCTCTGCTGTTGAAGGTGGGTACACTGAAGAACCTGCTCCTTTTTAATTGAATAGAACAGAGCGGGGGTTTTTCTTTCTCCTTACCCTGCTCTGTTCAACTAGAGGGAAGCCACTATGACCGCCAGCTTTGATTATCTCCTTAATGATCTTGAAACCCTTTGGGATAAAGGGTTAGAACCTTCTAAAGAAGACTTAGAAGAGTTCGGGGAGAATGTTAAAAAAGCTGTAGTGGCTTCCCTCACTCGTTCCAATACTGAAGAAGGCGAAAGAGAAGTTGTTCGAATGTCTTCGATAGGTAAGCCTCTTCGTCAGCTTTGGTACTCCAATCAAGAGAAAGAAAAATCTGATACAGAAAAGTTTTCTTACTCTACTCTTCTTAAATTTCTTTACGGTTCAATCATTGAAGAACTTCTTGTTCTATTAGTTAAAACATCAGGACACTCCGTCACTGATCAGCAAGAAGAGCATAATGTTAAGGGTGTATTAGGACATTCAGATGGTCGAATAGATGGAGTGTTGGTTGACTTTAAGTCTGCCTCTGGACGATCTCTTTTAAAATTTAAAAATGAAACTCTTTTCTTTGATGATCCCTTTGGATACCTAGCACAGATTAGCGGATATGCGGAAAAGAATAAGGACAGTCGTGCTGCTTTTGTTGTCTTAGATAAACAGAGTGGTGAGATTGCTATAATGAATATTGACAGAAATCAAATGATGGATGTTAATAAAAGAATTGATGATGTTAGAAACGCACTAGCTAAAGATACTCCACCTGATCTGTGTTATTGGGATGAGGAAGATGGTAAGTCAGGTAATCGAAAGCTATCTGTAGG